CAAAAAAAGATAAAAGCAAACGAGGCATAAATCCTAATGGACGGTCGCGATATAATTTTAATGAATGGGTCAAATTTCAACAGTATGCCGATGAATATTTATAAGGAAGATGATGGGTTAAAGTTTGGCACATGGTCAGACGAGGTATCAAAATTCATGTATTTCGATAGCACGAAAGAAATATTAAATAGAGTCAGGCTTCCCGAGGATATCGCTGACTTCGGTGGAGCGAATGGTTTGTTAAAACACTTCATTCCGAATATCGTCACCATCGATAAGGATGAAAGCAAGAATCCTGATATTACGGCTGATATTCTAAGTTATACGAAGTATTATGAATTGGTGATATTACGTTATGTGCTTCATTACTTAAATGATTATGAAGTAATCCAATTATTTAAGACAATAAATGCCAAAAATATACTTATCATTCAATTCGAGAATAATGACTTGATAGCAAAGTATAAAAACAGCGTGAATGAATTTAAGTATTTTAGAACAACCAAACAGCTTCAAGCATTATTACCGTTAGATATAAAAACCATCTATAGTAAAGAATATATTGTAAATAAAGAGTTTTACATTAACCGTCTAGGACAAGAAGAATATATGCCACATAATGAAGTTTTAAAAGGCTATTATTTATGATAACAGCGACAAGGTATCACGATATATGCGCAGGGCATCGAGTAGCGGGGCATGAGAATAAATGCGCTCATATTCATGGTCATAATTATAGATTCCATTTTACCGTAACAGCTAAAGAACTGGATGACTTAGGACGGGTTATGGATTTCTCAGTTATCAAAGCAAAGCTATGTGATTGGCTCGAAGATAATTACGACCATAAATTCTTGATGTGGAAAAAAGACCCATTACTGGAAGGCATGAAAAAACTAGTTCCTGACGATATAGTTGTTACGCCTTTTAATCCAACGGCAGAAAATATAGCAAAGCACCTAGTAGAAATTATCGCGCCAAAGCAACTCAAGGGTACGAATTGTCAGTTGATAAGATGCGTCATTGATGAGACGCGAAAATGTTCAGCAACTTACGAGGTATAGATAACAATGTCTTTTAAATTAAAAATTACCGAGATTTTTTACTCTTTACAAGGAGAAGGAGTAAGGATTGGAACGCCAACTATTTTTATCCGATTACAAGGGTGCTCTATAAAACAAGCCTGTCTAAAAAAAGGCATTATCTGCGATACGGAGTTTGAATCAGGCAAGGAATGGAGTGGCGCGGATATATTAAAATGGATAAACGATAATGGGAATAAATGTTCAGAGATAACATGGACGGGTGGCGAACCAACCGACCAATTAACGACAGAGATTATCGGATTCTTTAAAGATTACGGTTTTTATCAGACGATTGAAACCAATGGAGTAAACCCTGTTCCCGACGGGTTGGACTTCGTATCGGTATCACCAAAGGTTGCCGAGCATATCATCAAAAAGAACTTCAACACAGTTAACGAATTAAGATATGTGCGACATGAAGGGCAAGAAATTCCAGAACCTAGCATCAAGGCTGACCATTACTGGTTGAGTCCTCACTCGGATGGATTCGATATCAACACGGATAACCTTAATCACTGTATTCAATTATGCAAAGAGCATCCCCAATGGAAACTATCATTGCAATCGCATAAGGTATGGGGAGTACTATGAATGTATCAAAACATATCGCAATTTAACGCAATATATCGAAATGGATCGAAATGTATCGAAAGGTGTCGAAGGTATGGAAAAGGTATTAGAGGTATTGATAACCAAGAGCGATTATCGCGAAATTACGATGAGGTATGCGAAAGGTATCGAGAATGTATCAACTGTATGTGAATGTATATGAGGTTGTCGAGAAAATGGCGAAAATATGGCGAAAATATGGCAAAGGTATCGAAGGTATATGAAAGGTATTGAAGGTATGGAAAAGGTATTGAAGGTATGGAAAAGGTGTCGAAGGTATGGAAAAGGTATCGAAGGTATGGAAAAGGTATTAGAGGTATCGATACATATTGCGAAAATGGCGAAAGGTATTAGAGGTATGCGAAAGGTATCAGAGGTATGCGACTGTATCGATACATATGGCGAAAATAACGAAAGGTATCGAAAGGTATCGAGAATATCGCGACTGTATCGCGAATGTATCGAAAGTATTAACAGTATCACGAGAGTATGGGAAATATCATGAGCATCACTAAAATCACATGGGTCGATATAAAAGAGCGAATTAAATCGTTAAAATTAAATCCTAAGTTAAAATATTATGGAGTTCCTAGAGGCGGTCAATCTATAGCAGCATTATTGAACCCAGTAGACACACCAGAAGAAGCCGATATTATTATTGATGACTTAATTGATTCAGGAGCGACCAAAGATAAATACATCATAGAGTACGGCAAACCATTTATTGGATTATATGATAAGCAGAAAGAAGGAATCGAAAATTGGTTAGAATTTCCGTGGGAAGTTAAAGGCGAGATTGATGTAGAACAGCACATGAGCAGAGTGATTCAGTATTTTGATAATGGTAATCGGGAAGGACTGCGAGATACGCCAAAGAGATACGTTAAATTTTTAAAGCAATTTCTATCACCTGATGACTTTAATTTCACGACCTTTGATGCTGAAGGCACGGACGAAATGATAGTCCAAACAAATATACCTTTTTACTCTCTATGTGAGCATCATTTAGCTCCTTTTTTTGGGGTGGCTCATGTGGCATACATTCCGAATGGCCGTATAGTTGGATTATCTAAATTAGCCAGAACAGTTGAGTTATATACTCGCCGTTTTCAAAATCAAGAAAGAATTACAACCCAGATTGCCGAAAGATTAGATGCCGAATTAAATCCATTAGGTGTAGGTGTTGTATTGAAGGCTCAACATCTATGTATGGCAATGAGAGGCGTTAAAAAGCATGATGTATATACAACCACATCAAAGATGCTTAATGTGTTCAAAGAAGAGCAAAATACTAGACATGAATTTCTAAGTCTTATCGGAAAATAAATGATGGGTAAATCACCGCCTATTTTCCATCGATGGTGTATAGTTTTTATACATGATTCCTCACCGATAGACTTCGGTTTATTTGTCCATAAATCAGCCGCGCAAAAAGCATTGGCTCAGTTAAAGAATAAATCCAAGTTGAGGGTAGCTAGATTTGACCTAAAAGAGAACATAATATGACACTTAAAAAGAAAGCAATGCTGTCAGCACTAGAAGCATCATTAGGCGTTGTAACTCCTGCTTGTCGTTCTTGTAGCATATCAAGGGAAACTCATTACAGGTGGTTGAAAGAGGATGAGGAATACAAAGAGGCGGTCACGTCACTAGATGATTTGGCTTTGGACTTTGCAGAAACCCACCTGCATAGACAGATTAAAGATGGCACGCCATCATCAACGATATTCTTCCTCAAAACACGGGGCAAGAAGCGCGGCTACATTGAGAAGCAAGAAATTGACCATACGCTAAATACGATAACAGGTATTCGCCTAGTCGATGATTGAAGCCATATCGGTTCTTAAACATCAGCGTGAGTTCATCGAAAGCAAAGCATCAAGCACTGGGCTGGTTGCAGGGTTCGGCTCTGGTAAATCATACGCCGGTACGCTAAAGACCATCATTAAAAAACTGCAATACCCAAGCGTCAAAGTCGCTTATTATCTACCGACCTACGGACATATCAGGGACATAGCATTTGAGAAGTTTCCAGAAATGTGTGACGCGCTGGGCTTGTATCACAAGCTAAACAAGTCAAATAAAGAGCTAATCATCCAAGGTTTCGGGTCTGTTATCTTCAGGAATATGAGTGAGCCTGATTACATTATTGGTTATGAGGTCGGCTATTCGTTGATTGATGAGTGCGATGTACTACCTAAAATGAAGATGCAGAAAGCATTCCGTCAAATCATGGCGCGGAATAGAGCAAAGTTACCTGATGGTAAACAGAATCAAATAGATGTAGTGGGCACACCAGAGGGGTATCGTTGGTTCTATGATAGATTTGTTACTAATTCACATCCTGAATATAATCTAATACGCGCTAAGACAATGGACAACAGGCATTTGCCTGATGGGTATATTGCCAAGATGCGTGAGGATTATGACGAAAAATTGTTAGAACAATATCTAAACGGCGAGTTCATTAACGTGAATGGCTCAAGTGTTTACCATCAGTTTGACCGTAATGAGCACGTTATTCCGAACGTAGATATTGACCCCACTAAGCCGCTAATCATCTCATTCGATTTTAATATCAATCCATACAACGCTATCTTTTTGATTCAAATAATAGATGGTAAGGTCACGATTATTGACAACGCTATTATCAATGGGAAGCCATTAGTCGATTCAATCGCATACCTAAAGGACAAGTTCGGGCATCTAGGGGCGGCATTAATGAGCGCGACGATATACGGTGATGCGGCAGGTAGGGCAAGGTCACAAGGCACAGCGCAAACTAATTACGATATTATCAGGAACGCAGGGTGGAAGAAGTTGAAAATTAAA